GGTTATACAGGGGTAACAGGGCCTACTGGAAATACTGGTGCGACTGGTTTTACGGGCCCTACCGGTTCTTTTAATGTAAATGCTTGGTTAATTACTGGAAATACCAGTACAACTGTCGCAACAAATTATATAGGTACTAATGATAATACTGCTTTTATGATTACGACAAATCATAATACTACTGGACAATATGTTCAATTTAATACTAACGGAACGATAGATCAAATTATTCAAACTACTAAAAATACTTGTTTCGGATTTAATGCTGGAAATGCTTCGGTATTTAATTTAAACCAAAATAATTCTTTTTTTGGTTATCAAGCTGGACAATCTAATACAACAGGCGTAAATAATAGTGCTTTTGGAGAATTTTCTTTTCGTAATAATACTTTGGGTCAACAAAATTGTAGTTTTGGTACAATTAGTTTACAACATAACACATCCGGTATTGCTAATTGTGCTTTTGGGTATGATTGTTTGAATGCTAATACCATAGGTTCGAATAATTGCTCTTTTGGTGCTGCAACTTTAGGTAGTAATACGACCGGAATTCAAAATAATGCTTTTGGATCTAATTGTTTATTATTTAATACAATAGGTATTCAAAATTGTGGTTTTGGTTCTTCAGCTTTACAAGATAATACTACAGGATCAAATAATTCAGCTTTTGGACATGGATCTCTTTTTTTTAATACTACAGGATCAAATAATTGCTCTTTTGGATATCAAGCTGCATTAAATCCTATAGGAAGTTTTAATATTCATATAGGTAATACAGGTATCGCAGCCGATGATCATGTAATAAAAATAGGTCAAACGCAAACTTCTTGTCAAATAGCAGGAATTTATGAATCTACAACTGGAATTGTTAATCCAGATTTTGTAACTATAGATTCTAAAGGAAATTTATCGAGTACAGGTCTATCTAATGCAAATAATCAATGGCTTTTAACTGGAAATACTGGGACAAATTCTTCAACTAATTATATTGGAACAAATGATAATCAAGCATTTTTAGTGGTAACTAATCATAATAATACGACTGGTTTTACGAGATTTACTACTTCAAATGTTATAGAAACAGTTAATGCAAATCATTCGGTTTATATGGGGCAAGGAGCCGCAGCAAATATAATTTCTACCGGAGTAATTAACGATGTTTTTATAGGATATAATTCAGGAAATTTAAATACTACAGGATTTTCTAATACAGCTTTAGGATCAGGAACTTTAGCATTAAATACCACAGGATCAAATAATATTTCTTTGGGAACTAACGCAGGTAACGGATTATTAAATGGAAATTATAATAATTTAATAGGTGTAGGTGCTGGAAATAATTATACTGGAAATGAATCATCAAATATAATAATAGGATATAATGTTAACGGTATTTCTGGAGAAAATAATGTTTTTAGAGTGGGAAATGGAACAGGAACTCTTCCAGGACAGATAAATCTCGCTAATATTTCAGGAATTTATGGACAAACAGTTGGAAATACAAACTCGCAGGTTATAATTGATAGTTCAGGCAATTTAGGGACAATAATTTCATCTGAAACGCGTAAAAAGAATATTGTAGATATGGGCGATAAAAGTTCAAAATTAATGGAATTTAAAGCTAAAAATTATAGTTTAATAGACGATGAAACAAATTCTTTACAATGGGGATTTATTGCTCAAGATCTTGCTAAAATTTCGCCTGATTTTGTGAATTTAGATGAAAAAGGAAAACCTCATTCTATAAGATATCATGATATGATTGCCCCTATAATTAATGAAATGCAAAAAATTAAGAAAGAGAATTCTGAACTTGCAAAACGAATTTATGAATTAGAAAATAAATAAAAAATAAATTATAAAAATAAAAAATAATATTTTTTTTCACGTATAAAAACGCGAAAAAAATATAAAATAATGCTATAAAAAATAATTAATTATTTTAACTCTAAGCTTATATCTTCCATAAAATATTCCCATATTAAACATAAAATATCCATAATATTTATATATTCACATAATAAAAATATTTTATGAAATCTCTCTTTAAAAATATCGTAACTAAATTTATTTATTATTCTTTCAACATTTTTAAGTATATTTTCAACGCAAGGCTTCATATGCAAACACAAAAAATATTTTTTATCATTTAATTTATTTATTATTAATAATTCTTCTGCTAAATTTGTATTTTTCTCGCACAAATCGCATCCATCAACTATATTATTAATCCTAAAAGTTTTATTCTTTTCGTCGTTGACTATTTCGAGTGCTAAATGTTCATCTTTATTTAAAAATAATTCAATGTCTTTAAATATAAATTTTCTTGGATCTCCCATCAAACATAACGAGACAATTAATTTACGTTCCCATTTTCTACGAAAATAAACAGGATATAATTCTGTTTTTATCTCTTTTTTATCAATATATTTCACACATCCACCATATTTCAAATACATTTTGCCTAAAATATAACATTTTATAAGTTAAAATATTTCAGTTTTAATAAAAATCAAAAAATAAATTCCAAAAAAATCTAAAAAAATAAAAAAATGATAAAATAAAAACAAAATTTTTATTATTTTTCGCGTATCACAAAATGTCTGTGCTCGTACAAAATAAAGATCTCATAAAAGTTTCATATACTGAAGGGATGGCATTAATTCAATACGGAAATATGTTACCTGCTACAGAAAAAACAAAACCAAAAATTAATTGGATAGGCAAACACGCAATAAAAGTAAAAATTGAGCCTTTAGGGACAGGATTTAACATAGGGAGTCTCGACGAAAAAATAAATAAAGTACCTATTTTTGCTTCAGGTAGAAAGGTAAATATAAAATATTTCGATAAAGGAATTTATTATAACGGAGATAATAATATATATGTGAGATTTTTTAGACCTAAATCTGTACCAAATTTTATTGTGCCTTTAGAAAAAAATAAAAATATTGAAAAGGATTTATCCGAAAAAATATCTAAAAAACTTAAAAAAGATTCACCTAAAAAAAATATAAAAGTAGAATCGGAACTTACCAAAATACTTTTTGCATTTGCTACAAATATCAATAATAATTACGGAGTATTTACAGATAGCGAAGTAGATATTAAAAAATATGTTGAAGATTATATTAGAAAGGATATCGAAGGAAAAAAATTTGATTTGGATAAAGCAACTTTTGAATTTAACGAATTTATGAAAACTAAAGCTCTTCCGGCAATAGAAGAAGCGGAAAAAAATAAAGTTGAAAAGAAAGAAAAAGTTGAAGGTAAGAGTAAAAAAGAAAAAATTGAAAAAAAGAAAAAAAAAGTTAAAAAAGAGAAAATTAGATTTACTCAAAAGGAATTTGATTTATGGTTTGAAAGTGGTAGAAAAGGGCCTGTAGTTGCCGATTTAAGAAATATATTAATAAAAAAAGGAATAAAAAATATTACGAATAAAACAACTAAAAAAGAAATGAGGGAGATTGTTAAAAAAAGAGTTAGATAAATATTTATTATATTTTTATTTTATATGTAAATATATACATATAAAATTATTTTTAAAACAAAAAATTGAAATGCAAGATAAGAAATTATTTAAACTTTTTGATTAAACGTGAGTTCAACAAAATTCAAACCAAAGGTTTGAATTTTTGTTAAAAATAATAAAAATGTCTGAAAAAATTAACGTTTGTATATGTGATGATGAAAGTAAATATCACAATGAATTATGTGTAATATGCAAAAATATATTTCCAATTAAAACTAATAAATCTTTACGACAAGAAATGTGTCCTGTTCATCATATTAAATGGATTACTTTTTGTGGCCGAGGAGAATTTGTTTGTAATGATTGTAAAGAAAAAGGGTGGTATTCAACCTCTGGCGATGGAAGTTCAACAATTTATCATGAAAATTATATTACAGGAAAAAGAATAAGACCCTATCCTGAGCGTGATTTTGAAGATAATGATCCAGCTAATAAAGAAATGTTTTGAGAAAATATAATTTTTGTCCATAAATAATTTTTTCTGACGTTTTAGCGTCAGAAAAAATATAATTTAACTTAATGTGAAAAATAAAATATCAAATTAAATATTTTATTTTTTAAATCCTTTCCAACAAATTATTTTCAGAGAAAAATCTTTGAATAGAGGCGCATAATTCATCTTTTTTCATATCAAATAATGTATATAATCTTCGTAATTTTTTACTGCTTATATTTTCTAAATCCTCATTAGAAAAAGAGCTACCTAAAAATTCTTTATTATTTTTCAAAAAATTAATCAAATCTGTTTTACTTTTTTTACCTATATTAGAGGCCATTTCATCTTTATAAGGTAGATGATTTAAATGATGAAATATATTTATTAAATCTTTTGCTTTAAAGCCGGCCTGTATGCATGATTTTCCTCCTATTCTTGCATTTCCCTCTCTATTATCATATATTTTAAAAGTACCTTTTGCCGAATCGAGAATTCCGTACATTTTATATTTTTCATAACCTTCATTATTTTCTGTAAATTTAAGGGGTTTTTCTCTATCTAATTTATTAATTTCTTTAAGATATTCCTCTTCGAAATAAGGGTCTAAATATTCCCATTCTTGATTACTGACATTAAATACTCTCATTTTTCCAGGAAATTTTGATTTTTTTGTTACAAAAAATGACGTTCCTGAAAATTCAGTATTATACATATTATGTACCCAACTTCCATCTTCTAGGTGATATAATTCTTTTCCTAAAACATTCATTACTATTTTTATTAATTCATTCTCTTTATCCGTTTTTTTAGATTGATTGGATTGTAATTCGAATGTTTTTTCAAGAATAATAATTTTTGTGGGGTAAGAAAATGTCTCTAAATCCTCTATATTTGGGTTATTAACGAAATTTTTGATCATTTTTTCATCCTTTTTATATTGAATAATATCTATAATATCTTCTAAATTTGATTTTTCGGTTATTAATGGAAAACCAGAATATGTAGGTAAATATATATTATTTTCTAAAGTATCCACACTACCGTTTACGCTATAAGTTGAATTTTCTACCAAAAAATATACATTATTTTTCTCTTTTAAATAAGATATAAAACCATAACTATTATGAATTATTGTTTTTCTGTTTATCATATAATTTAGAGCCTGCAATAAAATAGGAATCTCTTCATCACCTTTCGTTAAAGTTATAATAGATTTTAATGATAAAACAAAATATTTACGAAAAATAGTATTAATTATTTTGCCAATATAATATTTTACCCTATTTTGCGAATATAAAAGATTAAAATTTGATGAATCGATATCTTTTTTATTAATTTTATATTCCCAGATACTAATATCGGTATCCACAAATTTAGGACCGCTTTTCTTATCTATAAATTTTGAATTATAATTAAAACATTCATAATTACAATCTTGAAAATTACAGTCTCTGCTCCCCTTTTTGTCGTTGGGTAAAACATTTCTTTTGTAAGTTAACGCGCAATCCCATGACATTTCTTTAATTAAACGATAAATTTGAGTATCATAAAATTCTTTTTTCTCTGCCAATTTATAAATACGAATATCTACAGTCTCCTCTTTTGAAAAATATTGTTCAAGTAACGGATTATTTTCTTGAGGAATAGTTACATATTTTTCTTTAGACGGAATTCCTTCCCCATAATATCCATTAACAGAAACATGCCTATACCAATTAATATATCTTTCATTTTTAGGTAGATTATCATGAGAACCTACCCTAAAAATCCTTCCCATTGATTGATCTGTGCTAGATAGATTCCAAGGTGCACTAATTAAGTGTCCTTGTCTGGTATCTTTTAAAGTATAACCTTGGGAAATTGTTTTACTTCCTATTATAATTCTAATATATTTCCCGTATCTATTATCGGGTCTATTATATATTTTCATAATTTTATTAATATCTGAGCCTGTATTTATAGTCTCTTTTTCACTTGTAATTGTTGTAAAATTATTGCTACTCATTTCTTCTTTATTTTCACCACTTTTTGCATATTTTTTCATTTCTGAAGCTGAATTTATCCATGAAAATCCCCAAAGTTGTAAAATTAATGCTAAAGATAAAACTCCTCCGCTTCCATTAACGACATCTAAATATATAAATACTTTTTCTTTTTTACGATTCGGATCTAATAACATCTCTATAATTGTGGCAAATTTTGCACTATATTTTCTTAAATTTTCAAATTTATCTGCGCCCCGAGACGGAGATAATTGTGCTTTTAATTCTGGAGTAAATTTTAATATAGTTGTATATTCTCCTTGTTTTGCTGGTTTTTCTATCGAACGTTTTGCATATTTTTCAAAAGCATTCACTCCATAAGCTCCACCTATTATTTTATTTTTTGCGTCAAAAACTGGATAAACACAATTTGAAACATCTCTCTCTACGCTATAAAAAGCGTTTTTCCCTTTTTTAATGTCTAATAATTCTTCAACATTTGAAGATTTTGATGCTTCTTTTACTAATTTAGCTTGAAATTCGCTCATTGCAGATGGATAAACTGTTACAAATTTAAGCCAAGGCTTAGTAACACCGATTTCTCGTTTAATAGCTGTGCTTTCAGATGAACGAATATAAGAAAACATTCCTTTCATTTTATTTTTTAATTCTAATGCTTTTTCTGGTATTAAATATCCTTCCTTATCGAAAAAATAATTTGTAAATTTATTTAAAACAGGTAGTTGATCGTCTTCAGATAGTAATAAATTTAAAATACTCGCAATATCATAAACCTGATCCCAAATAGGAGTGGCTGTTAATAAAAGAATTCTGCAATGTTTTACCCAATGCAACAATTTCCATAAATTATTATACATTGTATCTTCGTTTGTTTTACCGGGTTGCATTCTAAAATTTTGAGCCTCATCGATAATGACTACTCGATTAGAATAATGTTCAATAATATCATCTTGTTTTGGAAATTTATTCGCCTCTAATAATTCTCCGTAGGTAACTATATCGTAAGTTTGTGCTATAGCTCTCTGCATTTTTATTAAACTTTCTTTATCTTCTATTTTATTTTTTATCGTATAAACATCGTGCGTCGCTACATTAATAATTTCATTAATCATATTATTTCTTAATCCTGCATTTGCAACGAATATTAATGCGGGTTTACGTAATTTTCCATCGACTAAACTTTTTTTAAATCTTTCTACGATTAAACTAGCGGCAAAAGTTTTGCCAGTTCCCGTAGAAAATGCTAAAATTCCTTTTTTATATGGAGTATTTTGAGCAAAATATCTTGCTTGAAGTTCTTGATGATTTAATGGTGTAGGTATCTTTGTTTTTTTAGGATCGAAAGGGGGTTCTATTTTTAAATCTGCAAATTCTTTTAAATGTGATATTTTATAAATTAAATTATCATCATCTACATTGGGATATGTAGGAATAAAATTTTTAATTTCAGTCATTTTATTAGGATATTGTTAATATATTTTTATTTAAAAATAAAATTTGAACTTTTCTGTTTTAGTGTAAAAATTTTAAATTAAATCTAGGCTTTTTTATTCATTTATATATTTATTTTTTTCATTTCCAATTATTCCTCCTATCATAGCCCCTATAATGCTGCCATAAATAACTTTCGAATATAAAATTTTGCTGTATGGATTTATTCTCGAAAAATAAGGATGGAATACCACGTCTGGAAATGTGTATACAAAATATCCATACCATATAAATGATCCTATTATTGCTCCGCCAATAGTACAAATCGTAAAGTTTAAATCTTTAGATTTAATTTTTTCTGCCAAAGCAGAAAAAATTAAATTTTTCAAGTCCATTTTTTAATTTTCGAATTTTGTTTTTAAAGAAATGCAAAAAATGTTTCTAAAAATTGAAAAAATGTCTTTAAAGAATATGTTAGCAGTAACTTAAAAATATATTATTTATTTTTAACTATGAATCGCGTATTTCGCCTTCCATATAATAAAATAATTCGTTATAAGTCAACTAAAAATGCTAACAAAAATATGTGTCGATTTAATCAAGAAAATCAAATTATACCAATTATCACCTCGGTATGTGATGTATGTGTGACGATGGCGCTCGGAGCAACATTTATGGTTGCTATAGTCTATATTCCAATATTTATATTTACTGAATCTTATTTTTATTTCCATCCATATAATAACGAAGAAAAATCATAAACATTTTATACAATAAATATAATAAATGATACGCGAATATATATTTTTTCTTGGTAAAAATCCAAGAAAAAATTAAATATTTTATTTTAATATTTATTTCTGAGATAATAAAATATTATTAGGTCTTAATCCTGCTAAATACATAAATAAAAATAATATTCCAGATGCAATAACGGCATATAATAAAAATCTAGTCCACGATATTTTTGAGCCTTTATGTAAATTTTGTTGTAAAAATCCTTTTGCAGATTCTGTCCATAATTCAAAAGCAACACAACCTATTAAAATGACGACAAATATTATTAATGTAGAAGAGGAACCAGTATTACTTTTTTTATTATGTTTTTCTTTTGGAGGTTCTATATGCGATATTTTTGTGTCAACATTCGTAATAACATCTATATTTTTACTTTTTCTTTCTTCATCAAATCTTGTTTCTCGTATAGTAGCAGGCGTTATAGGTCTAGATGATGGAATATTTTGTGAATAATTATTATTTTGCTGAGGATTCATTATATTTTTGTAAGAATAAGAGGTCCTTATTTGAGGTCTCATTAATAAAGATAAAGATTGTGAGGGATCTGTCATATATTTATTCGGTTCTCCAATGGGAATATTTTCAGAAGGAAAATGTGGGTTTTCAGCTGGGGAATCTCCGCCTATTAATTCTAAATCTTCAAAATTTTCTATTTTTCCATTGCCATGTGGAAGAGTATTTGCCCTATCTGTTATCGGGACAAATTTTTTAGTAACTTCTTCATCCATATTCATCCAATAATAAGGTCTGCCGCCTAATGTTGTAAATTCTGTTCTCGCGGATTGAGGTCCATTATAATAATCGGTAATGCTTGCATGATCATGAGGTTTATATAAATTGCCGTATTCGCCAGAAATATAGCGTTCTCCAGTGCCAGAGTAGACATCTGTAGTTTGCTCTGGAGGTCCGAACATTCCTCCAAAATACGGGCCGTGAGCGTTCACGAATAATCCACCTGGACTCGATATGTCTAGGGGTCCTGGCGGATTTGCCTGTCTCCCCATAAGACTTCCATCAATTTCTTGAAAAGACTGATATCTTTTATGCATTTTATATTATTTTCAATTTATGTTAAAATATAAACTTTATTTATAAACTTCGATAAAATATTATTTATTTTGCAAATTATTTTCAGATAATTTATTTTTATCTGAAAATTAATAATAATTTGTCCAAATTTATTTTAGAATCATATTTTTATAATAATATGTCATCATATTCACAAAAATCCTCGTTATCATCATATTCGCATTCTTTTGTACTAATTAAAATATAACCCTCGCTTTCTAAAAGTCTTTTTTTCTGTTTTGTACTATCTTGCAATTTTTTGTAAGTTTTTCCATTTACTCTATTTTTATCCGTGGGTTCAAAACAATCTTCGCAGCCATGCCAAAAACACCCATCAAATTCAAAGGCAATTTTTTTATTATTGGCCATAACAAAACCATCAAGTCTAAAAATTTTATCATTTATATTAACGCAATATTCTCCATCGGGAGATTCAGCATTTTGGATTTTTATGTTATATTTTTTTGAGATTTTATTAAGCCAATCTATCTGTTTTTTAGAATATAAAGTGTCACCGCAACAAATCGGACAACCGCAAGAATTTTCCCGCGATCTGTTATGTATAACAGATCTCCAGGAATGTCCTTTGCCACATTTCCACCATACTTTTTCTCCAGATCCCTTTGGATAATTTTCTGGACCTAAATTATTTTTTTCATAATCCCACTCATTTTTGCATAATTCGGGACAAATTGTTAACAAATTATTATGAGAACAAAGTTTTTTATTTGAACAATAAGGACAATTTGTTTTCTTTTCGCCTGATCTGTGATTAATTGAAGTCTCCCATTTGTGACAACCACACGGATTTTTTAAACACGCCCAAAATACTTTTTTTTCGCAAAGCGGAGAAAAATTTTCTGGCCCCAAAACATTTTTTTTATAATCCCATTCTTCACATAATTTAGGAAAAAGTACTAGCAAATTATTGTGAGTGCATAATTTATGATTACAACAATAAGGACAACCACTTTTACGATTACCTGCTCTATGATTTACAGTAGCTTCCCATTTATGACAACCACACCAATTTTTTTCTGATTTACATATCCAAAAAACTTTTTTATCCGAGCCTATGCCTATAGTACTCGGATCTACAATATTTTTTTCATAATCCCATTCTTCACATAATTTTGGACGAAGCGTTAACAAATTATAATGAGGACAAATTTTTCCTTTATTACAAAAAGGACAACCACAACATTTTTTAGAAGTCCTGTAACATATCGAAGCATCCCATTTATGACATTCACACAATTTATTTTTTGAACAAATCCAAGACATTTTTTCACTTGAACCTTCTGAATAAGTTTCTGGTAACGATTTATTTTTAGTATAGTCCCATTCTTTGCATAATTCTGAATGATTAATCAATAAATTATTATGAGGGCAAATTTTTCCTTTACCACAAAAAGGACAACCATTTCCTTTTATTCTATTCCTTGAAGCAGTACTCCATTTATGGCAACCACAAGAATTTTTAGAACTTAAGCAAATCCAAAAAATACTTTTAGCTGCACCTGGAGTTATTTCACTCGGGTTTATATCGATATTTTTTTCATAATCCCATTCTTTACATAATTCAGGATATAATAATTCCAAATTATAATGTTCACAGGCTTTATTTTGCTTACAATTACACGTTCTTTTAATCATTTTGTTTTATTTTTTGAAATGAACTATTTTTTATTTCATTTTTTAAATAAAATAAAAAATTATTAAAAATATTTTTCATGTTAATATAACGCGAAAATAATAATTTTAAACTAATTAAATATTTACCTCTTTTTTAAATAAAAGATGTATATTAGCCATTTTGCGCAATTCCAATTCTTCGACAGTATCTTCATCTTTTGCCTCTTTTCCTGAAATTATTATAAGTTGTGAATCTACAGAAAATCCTTCTTTTTCATAGATTTTTTGTTTAATTACGGCTACGCTATCTGATCCTTCAACAAAGATTTCAATAGTTTTACCATTGTTTCTAATAAAAAGTTGCATTTTAAAAGATCAAAATTTAAAAATAAAATAAAAAATATTTTTCAATTTTTAATTTTGCAAAATTTAAAAAATAATATTATTTTTATACGTTTTTATCATTCAAAAAACGTATAAAAATCGTTCTTATTAAAACAAAAGTTCTAACAATCATTTAATACTTTAATAGCCTCTGATAGTAGCAATTGTAATCGAGAATTAAGATATAATGAAGCCTCTAAATAACTTATCCATTTTAATTCTTTAACCTCCTCTGAAATTGTAGTATTTCTAATACAATTTGGGACGCTCATCGCTTCCGGTATTATCATATTTTTAATCTCTGCCAAAAAATAAGTTGTGGAATAATTTATACCGTCAGTTCCCTGAAAAGTCTCTACAAATGAATGGCTACTAGTTATTTTATATTCACTTTTAGGTATTCGAGTCTCTTCCTCAGTCTCTCTTATCGCACAATCATAATTATTTTCTTTTGTATTTAATTTACGCCCTTTAGGAAAACCCCACGGAGGTGAACTTATCGAACTATTTGTCGTCCTTATTAATTCAGGAATTATATTTACAATATCTTCAAATTTTCTTTTTGCTTTTTTATATCCATTAATATAGGTTTTAGCCGTTTTTTCTACCCAAATATCATCCCATAATTTATCAAAAGAATAAGTGCTTATTCGTTCTCTTTCATCGCAACTCATTAACGTAAAAAAATGTTTAAGTTGTTCTATCGATTCCCATAATCCTTGTATAGTATCTGCATATTCAAAAGTATCTCTACGTTGTTGAATTAAAAAATAAAAATTATTTTCTAAATTATCATTTTCTAAATTTAAATCTTTAGATGTTGATTTTTCTGCTAAAGCAGAAAAATTTAAATCTTTATTTTTATTTACATTATAATATAGAATAAGTCCTGAACTTTTTATCGTTGAATTATTTTTTTTATAATTATCATAATCGGTATCTGAAACACGTCTTTTATGATAATTATACTCGTTATATTCATTCATTTTATAAATTATATAGACATATCCATTTTTTTAATGTTTACTCAAAATTTTTCTTTTAATTTCTAATATTTAATTAAAAATATTCATTTCTAAAAAATCAGTTTTTAAATTGCATTTTTTTTCAAACTTTTAAGTTTGAAAAAATTAGTTTTATCAAAAAATAAAATATTCAAAATGAAAAATTGATAATTAAATTTTTAATTAATAAATATTTAAAAAGTATAATTTTTCTAAATAATTTAAGTTTTAAATATTTTTGAAATGTCGAATTTTGGTAATAATCTTGCAAAATATCTCGCTAAAAATTTAGATGTATCTGAAGATTTGGTTATAGAAGCGTTGGACAATTATAATCCGTCTATTGTTGAGAAGAAAAAACAAAATATAAAAAAGGAAAAAGAAGATAAAAAGGTAGAAAAAAAAGAGGTAGAAAAGGATAAAAAAATAGAGAAAGAAAATAAAAAAGTAGAAAAAAAAGAGGTTGAAAAAGATAAAAAAATAGAAAAAGATGACAAAAAAGTAGCAAAAAAATCAGAATCGCATACTTGCGAAAGAATTAAAAGGGGAGGAATTGTTTGTGGAAAGCCAGCAAATAAACAATATCCAGCGGGTAATGGAAAATGGTATTGTGGAACTGAGAAGAGCCTCTGTTATAGCATAGAATTAAAAAATGCGGTAAAAAATAATCCTCCTTTGGATGAATCAGAGGCTAAAACAACTAATTCTAGCTCAGATTTTATTGCAAAACCAACTAAAAATACAAAAGTAGTAAAATCGGAGAACGATGTAAAATCTTTAATAAATAAAGTTATTCAACGAAAGCAGATCGATGTTATTGAAAAGGTCACTAAAAATGGAAAAAAAGTTTTTGTAGACAGAAATAGTCGAGCTTTATATGATCAAGAGAGTAAAGTATTTTATGGAATGCTCGATGAAGATGATTCCATCGTACCTTTAACAGAAAAACTAGTTAAAGAATTAGAAGGGTCAGGGTTTTACGTTAAAAAAGAACAAACAAAGGCGAATGTCTACCAAAAGCGCGACACAATTTCAAGAAGCGAAAAATCTGAAGATGTGTCAAAAGAGGCGTACGTTGAGAGCGATAATTCATCTGAATTTTCTGAAGATTAAACTTTTCAGAAAGTTTTTTACATTTACTAAATTTTATTTTTCACGTTAAAAACGTGAAAAATATTCTAAAAAATATTCTATTTTAATTTTTTAACTTCAAAATATAAATGTTCCCATACAAAATCATGTATGTCGGATCTTGACATAAAAATAAATGAGTTTGGATTTTCTATATTTACATCTTGCCTAGGAAATACGTTACTTGCTAAAAATAATCCATTAGTAATTTTATTTAAAGGTAGGCCGCTTTTATTTTCCAATAATAAATGATTTATTTTGTTATTTATCATCTCTTCTGGAGTTAATGCTAGAGGTAAAGTTTGATTAAATATTATATTTATGATTTCTTTTATATATTCTTGGATAGATATATTAATTCCATAGTCATCAATCCATTCGTTATAAGTTTGTTTATTACACATACTATTTGTAAAATAATTTTTTATATATTTCGCATCGCAATCTATTTTTATTCGTAATTGGCGATAAAATTTATAATAAATATGGTCAGAGCTTATAATCGGTATAATATTTATAAATGTTGTTTTATATTTTAATGATTGAAATGATTTAGATACCAATTTCATGTTTACTTGCTCCCAACATCTTAAACAATTAATTATCAATTGCCATGTGTCGATTAATATTTTATTATTCATAAATCTTAATTAATATTTATTTTTCACCATTTTTAAATTAAATTGCATTTTTTCTGATTCTCAGAAAAAATATATTTTTTTCTAACGTTTTAACGTTAGAAAAATAATTTATTATTAAAAAATTATTATTTATTTTTTGCAATGTTTATTAAAAAAATACATTAACGCTTTATCGAAATGAAGAGGATTCTTTATTACATCTTTTTTAGTTATTTGATTATCTAAATAATATTCCCTTGTTTCGTTAACTAAATCCGTATGATATTTATAAAAATCCGTTATAAAACCATAATCTTTTTCATCTTCTTTCCATTGTTTTGCTGTAGCTACCGTTCCAAAATCGGTTAACGTCGCATCTACAATTTTTCCATCCACATCTTTTTTAACAAGAATATTTTTAGAGAGAATATCGCCATGGACATAGCCTAATTCATTTATTTTATCTATCTGCGCTTGCAATTTTTCTATTAAATATCTGGGAGGACAGTCGTATAATCGTCCATCCCATAATTCTGAAACGATAATCCCCACTTCATCTTGTTCACATAACCAAGCACCTAAAAATTTTGGCCCAATATCATGTTCTATACTTAAAATACCCGTCATTTTTACCTCTCTTAGCCAATCATCCATTTTTGGTTCATTGTTAAAATCTAATTTTTGGATCTTTATAACGTAATCGCATTTTTTTTCCATATCGCATGCTTGATATACTGTGCCATATCCCCCTTCAGCTAAATATTTTTCAAGATTATAACCTTTTAAACATATTTCATGGATAAGTATTCCATCTTCCTCGCCTTTAAATCTTAATTCAACGATATTTGCATTTTTTTGTCTTTTAGAGACAGGCGATTTTAAATATTTCTGAGATTTTTTTGACATTTTATTTTAAGATAAATATTTTATTATTAAGTTATATTTATTTTTTACAATATTTATTAAAATAATACATAAGAGATCTGTCTAAGTAAGGAGGATTCTCTATTACATCTTCTAAAATTATTTGATTATCTTCGTAATAATCCCTCGTAGGTTTATAACTTAAATGATAACGATAAAAATCTGTTATAAGACCAATATTTTCTTGATCTTTTTTCCATTCTTTTATTGTTTTTACCGAACCAAAATCGGTTAAAGTTAAATCTATAATTTTACCTTTATTGTCTTTTTTTACTAAAATATTTTTTTGAAGAATATCACCGTGAACATATCCTAACTCATTTATGGTATCTATTTGTTTCTGTAATTTATCTATTAACTCTCTAGAAGGACAGCCAAATAATTGTCCATCCCATAATTCTGAAACGATAATTCCTACTAGATCTTGCTCACAATACCAAGCACCTAAAAATTTTGGACCAATATCATGTTCTATACTCAAAATACCATTCATTCTTACCTCTCTTAACCAATCGTCCGTTTTTGTTTTATCTTCAAGAGAGAATTGTTGAATTTTCATAACATAATTACAATTTTGTTCTGTATCACAAGCTTGATAAACGACGCCATATGATCCCTCAGCTAAATATTTTTTTAGTTCATAACCTTTTAAACATATTTTCTGAATAATCATTCCATATTTATTATTTCTAAATTGTAAAGCGATAGGATCTGTATAACTTCTTTTAGTAACAGGAGATGTTAAAAATCTTGGAGAACGTTTCGGGGCTTTTTCTGACATCCCAAAAATAAAATAATTTATTCATTAAAAATGAAAATATATATTTTTTATTCTTTAAAAAATATTACAAAAATTATTAATAAATATTGAAATATGATTATATTATGGAAAATTTCGATATAATAGGTTATATATTACAATTTTTAGATAGAAAAGATTTTTTTAAATCTGAAATTTATACGATATGCAAATTTTATAATCGTATTTTTAACGATACAATAATAAAAAATATGTATAAAGATATCATGATTTCTAATTTTCCTAAATTTCGTTCATCAAATTTATCTATATTAACTAATCTAACATCGCTAGATTTAAGAAATCATTGTGGTTATATCGGATTAATTAAACATATAGATATTTTAAATAATTTAAAATCGCTCTCTTTACGTGATAGTAATTCGATAACAGATTTTGGAATGAAATATTTAACTAATTTAACATTTCTTGATCTAAGTTTCAACAAAAATATTACAAATATATCATTTTTAAATAAATTGGAGACCTTAATATTAACATGTAACACAAAAATAACGTATATTTCTAATTTAACAAATTTAACATCTATTAATTTAGATAGAAATAATATTATAACGATGGAATCTTTAAAATCTTTACCAAAATTATCAATAATAATGTTGAGACATAATCATCCAATAGTTAAGAATAGAGATCGTGATCGAAAATGGGAATTAAGATTTGTATATTGAGATTTTATTATATTTTTTCACTTATTTAAGTGAAAAAATAATATTCACAAAAAATATCATACCTATTTTAACCACAAAACCTCGTATAATATTTTTATAATATCGGTAGGTAGATTAAAAATTTCTACAAGTCTAACTACCAAATTACTAATAAAAATCATTTTTTCTAAATAAATATCTAATTTTCTACCCTTATAAATAGGCAAGCCTCCTCCTTCATTATAACCTCCGAACGATTTTTCTGAAAAATGGAAATTAATAACATTGATAGGAAATTTGTTATAAAGATGAGTATTTGTGGAAAAACTAATTATATTTGGTATCGTTGAATCGATAAAATCCTGATTTAAAATTTCGAAAAATTTATTATTTTTTTGTAATAATTTTAATTGACAATAGTTTTCCTTAGTTATAACATAACTATACCATATTTTTTCTTTTATTTTTTCCTTGTAATTATTTATATTATCGTTTATTTCGAGTGAACATTTTGTAGTTTTAAAATCCCATAAAAAATAAATTCTTTTTTCTTTTTCAGACATTTAATTTAATTTTTTTTAAAAGTAATTAAATTTTATTATTTTAACCACAAAACCTTATACAATATGTATATAATATCTGTCGGTAAATTAAAAATAGTTGAAAATCTGATTATTAAATTATTAATGAATATCATTTTTTCTAGATAAGAATCAAAACCCCTGCCTTCTAGAGCAGAAGATACAAAATGGTCTTCTGAAAAATCAAAAATACAAGTCGGATATTTACGAAATTCAAGTTGATTACCGCAGCACATTGTAGTGATATCATATTTACAAATTCTATCGCTTGGAATTGTGTATTTTATAAGATCTCGATCTAAAATTTCAAAAAATTTATTATTTTTTTGCAATAGTTTTAATTGTTCATAATTTATAGGTTTTATAAAATAACTATGCCACATTTTGTCTTTAGAAATTTTACGTACAACATTACAATCCTTTTCGTGACCCATTTCTATAACTTCAAAATCCCATAAAAAATAAATTTTCTTTTCTTTTTTAGACATGTTCTATTAATATTTTCAAAAAATCGCGATAAAATTTCATTTTTATTTATTAAATTTATTTTAATTATATAAATATGAAAAATAAAAATATACAAAAAATAGAGCTATTATGCACGAAAGATGAAAATGGTGATGTTATTAAGAGCCAAATTACCATTAGAAATTATGAAGTTTTGAAAGATTTGATGAAAACTTTAGATTTTGAATTATTAAAAACTAAAAAAGATTTTTCTTATAGGCAATATTGTAAAATATTCGACACTTTTCAATTTAAAAATAAAAAATGTAATGGAAAAATTTGTTGTCAAGCAATTACAGAAAATGAAACGCAATGTACTCGTTCTGCAAGTAATTTTACGAGTATAGATATAACGGGAATGAATTTATTACCTAAATTACCAGAGGTAATAAAGAATAATATGGGCATTAAAGATGTAGAAAAATTAAAATTATTAGGATTTGCAAATTCTTGCTGTTTTTATTGTTATCAACATGCCGCAATGTTTATTGCTGAAAAAATAACTTGGAGTCATAATTTACCGTATTATTTTACACATTTTGAAGATTTAGCGAGTATATTTTTTGATAATGTAAAACCTAAAAAAATAAGTGGAGTATTAACTTATAATTTTCATACGATAGGCGATATAAGAACTGTTGACGAAATTATAAAAAGATTATTTTTAACGCATACAATATCGATGGGAGTCGTTACAGGAATAAAAAATACTATAAATTATGATTTTTATTGGATAGGAATCAAATTTATTGTATTTTTCTATGATAAAATAAAACCTTATATAGTTAAATATTTTAAAGAAGATAAAAATAAAGCTGCAGATTTAATCCTTTTAAGATCGGCAAAAATTTTATTAACGCCTTTAGCTCCGAGTAGTCCAAAAATTAATAAAAATATTAAAGTTTAAAAATATAAATATATTTTATTCATACATAATCCATATATTGCACAAATTATTTCCTTATCGATAGCGGCATAAAGTTCAATAATATAATTTTGATGACCATTACCACTCACCTTGCACATCAGATTAACAGCTATTAGTCTATTATAATTCGTGTAAACAAGATTTATTTTTTGTATCGAACAAAAAGAAATTCCAAATAAAGGTCCCCGCGATATCGATTTCCATATGCTATCTTCATATTTATATTCACAATATCCTTCAGAATCATAACCATATTTTTCGCGTAAATCTGGCAAAGTTATTATTTTTATTTTACCAGAATTAAAAAATTTTTCAATAATAAGATCGATAATATCGTCAATAATATATACATTATAAATACTGAAATTTCTTAATAAAAATATTTTATGAAGAATTGTACCGTCTTTTAAATGTATATTTTTATCCATTAAACTTGCGTTTAATGAATAAAGTTAAAAAGTTTTAAAATTGAAATTATTTTGAAAATCAAAACACTTAAACATTAAAACAAATATTTACAAAATAAGAATTAAATAATTTTAAATGGGACAAGATTTAAATAGAGAAGAATTATGCAAAGGAGAATGGGATGCTGATCTAGATAAATATCCAGAAAAAGAATATTTATTTGTTTCTAATGGTTATAATTGTAGTATTAGTAGAAATTGTAGGTGGAATTATTGTGGTTACGTGGATTTGCCGCCTAATCATCCAGATTTTTCCAAAACTTATCAAGATTTAGAAAAAATTATTAGCGTACACGGTGGTTTAACTTATGGAAATTGTGATGGAAGTTTCGGTTTTGATACATGCCATATGGGTGATTTATCACCAGTAGGTGTAACGTTAAAATCTAAATATCCTGAAATGATTTTGCATTTTCCTCCAACGACATATCATTACTGGACATTTGAAGAAGTTAAAACGGAGGTTGAAAATATGGCGAAACAGTTTAAATCTAGGGAGGGATAATTAATTTCGTTTATAACAGCGAAAATTTGTAAAAATAATTAAAAATTTTGAAAAATATTTTTTAACAAAATAAAATGTAGTAAATATAAAATAATAAAAGAAATAATAATTTTTTAAAAATATGTATTCAGATTATCCAAGAAGAGATTATAATTTACACAGTCCCGATAGACAGTTGGACATAAATAGAATTAACAACCAGCATATTACCTTGCCTCTCGCTATTCCTTATAGATTAGATGCCACAGATTATGCTTTTTTTAATTATTCTGATGATTTTCCCGTAGATATGTATGAAGTTATCGTTGAATCTGCCGACAATGCATCAGGTAATCCGAGAGATCGATTTAGAAGTATAGGCCCATTAAGTAGAAAAGTAGAATTACCGGGAGTATTTTTCTCTCGAGGATTCGGAAGTGCATCGAGTATTTTAGTATTACCAAAACAAGAGGGAATGCAAAAATTTATAGGAAATGTAAATAGAGGAGCTACATATTTTATCGACCGAAAAGCCCCAATTATTACAAAAGAGGGACATCGAGCTCTTGGCAGAACAGGTGGAATTTTTACATAAATGAAAAAATAAAAATTAAATATTTTTCAAATAAAATATTTTTCTGACGTTAAAACGTCAGAAAAATAAATGCAATTTAACAAAAATTCAAACTAAAGGTTTGAATTTTGTTGAACTCACGTTTAATGCAATATGATAAAAATAATTTTTTATAAAATAGGTAATTTTTCACAATAATTATTCATGTCCAATCTAAATGATTCTAATAATAATTTAGAAACAAATATAACGATATCTTTCATAAAAATATTATTTATTATTTGATATTTTTGTAAAATAATATTTTTTATACTTGGATCGATGTAAAACCAGCATATTTTAATATTAATAGGTATTTTATAAACATAATTATTAAAATGCATAAATTCATAGTTTGTGGCATCTATTTTACATTCGTTAATTATTTTATTTATTAGTTCGGCTGAATTTTGAAAAAGTATATAGGCATTTTCGCAATTGTGTTCCTCCATAAAAATCATTTGATATTCATCACTAAAATTCCATTCTATTGTAGCTATATTTTGAATATCACATCCTCCAGCATAATCACTAATTTCATTAAAATTTGTATCTAAAGCGACAAGAGAATAAAAACTACGATGCAAAATATTTTTTTTAGTGATTAATATCCCATTAAAATTATAGAAAAATTCTGAATATATTTTAATCATTTTAAAGAAAAATCAGATATTTCATATTTCTTTTAGAACGATTAAAATCATTTTTATTTATTTTTAAATATCCATATTTTTTTACTTTTCAAGAAAATTCAATGTATCTATCAATAATTTTTTGGTAAATATAGGCCTTTTTGTATTTATTTCAATTTGTTCATTAAAATAATTATATAATTTCTCAATATTAATCGATGTTTTATGTTCTTCTGACATTTTTTTATATCCGTAAGCAGAACCTAATAAACCTCCCGTAATAGCCATAATTGTATCGGTGTCACCTTTTATAAAATATTTAGCAATATAATCCATTCCCTCTTCGAAAGAATTAGTTTGTAAAAATGTTATAATTGCGACATATAAAGCGTGAACTACCCAACCTTTATTTACAGACACATTTATAATTTTACCTTCAACAGCGTTTTTTAGTGCTAATTTTACCGATTCTTCTTTACATTTTATTTTTAATTTGCTTCCAAAAATAACCCAATGACAAATTCTAAGATAAATTTCTGAACATTCTCTATTAACGTTATTGTTGTTCGTTAAAGTACAGTCTTTATTTGAAGCTTTTAAAATTAAATTTAGATCTTTTAAAATCAAAAGAGGATAACATCTCATTAAAGATCCATTACTTTCAACTGTTTTAGTCTCAAATTTTTCTTGTCTTTTTCGAAAATATTTAACCGTCGTAACGCCTTTCATTAATCGTCTTGTATTCTTGCCTAAAGGGGTTGCTTTTAAATTTGCCCAATCTAAATATTTTTTAATAGCATTATCTTCATCATATTTACCGCATTCTAAAATACTTTTTAATAGTTGAATAGACATTTCTGTGTCATCAGTTATTGAACAGGGTTCTATAATCATAGAATAATACTGAAATTGAACTTTAACAGGAATATCAGTTAAAATACCGGTATAAGGTATTTTAGGAGAGGCTCGAGAAAATTCAAAAGGGGCGCCGAGAGAATCGCCAATCGCTACACCGTGTAATCCTCCTAAAATTCTATCAAACATTTTAAAAATTAAGAGTAAATCTTAAAATTTATTTATTTTCAATAAAATTTTATCATTTTTATAAAGTTATAATTAAAAATATTAAATTTTAACTTTTTTTATTTTTATTAATATGCTATTTAAACCAGCTAAAACTGGTTCAGATTTGTCCACTAAAGTGGATATGTTTAATTCTGTACTATCTCAATGTATCGATGGTAATGGAAAGACGAGAGTATTAAATTTTAAAAATTTATCATTATTAGTATCTCCTCTCCCAGTATTAAATGTTCCGGAGGTAGAAATCACAAAAATTATATTTTTTAATATCAAAAAAATAGAAGAAATTTTAGCGTTTACAAGAGAGAATAATTTAGAAATTATAGAAATTAATGGAAAATTTGATGAAAATAAAACTGTAATTAGAGGATTAGCAGTTATTAGCATAGATAAACCTAAATCTATTATTTTTGGATATATACCCATGAAAACATTTTCGTTTAATAATTCTGAATTATCAAAAATTCTCCCTAAAGAATTACAAAATATTCCTATCGGTAGAAAATCCGATAAATATAACATGATTTTAGATGGAATCTCTGATTTGATTATAATGAAACAAAATTCAAAAATAGCGACGTATTTAAAAGAGATTTCAATCTATGAATGTGCGCAAAATCCAAAAAAATTTGGAAGAGAAAATTATATCATAGATAAAGATCATGTTTACGATATTGAAAATATTGATTTTGAAAATAAATTAGAATTTTCTCAAAATAATATTTTTTATAGAGATTCAAAAATTATAGTACCGGATTTAGACACGATAAAAAGGCTTGTATTATTTGTAAAAGTATCGTATTTAAATGATTATTCTCTATTTCGAAGATATAAACATAGAAAAATAATGAAAGGATCTTTATTTTATAATGATATTGATGATTTTATTTCAGAAAAAAATCAGTTAATATTTATAGATAGTAAATCTATAGAGCAATGGAAAGATAAAAAATTAAAAAATGTTTCAACTATCATTTATAAACCTCTCTCAGAAAATATAGAACCGTATTATTATAGAAATATTTTTATTAAAAGCGGAGAGATTATGATTATTCAAAATACTGAAAATGGTGATTATTTATCGGCTTTAGCAGCATCTCAAGTATGGGAAAAATCAAAAATAAATCCAGGTTATTATTTAAAAACAGATAGCATAGAATTACCTGAATCACCATCTTTTAAAGTTTATACCGTAACAGAAGGAATAACACACGAAAGTGACACAAAACCTACAGAAAAATCACCTTTATTAAATATTTTTGGTTATGAAGATGGAACTTATGCGGCTATTTTATTTTTAAAAAACGATAAAACAAAAAAAGTAAAAACTTAAAATAAATAATAAAAAAATATTTTTCACTTAAATAAGTGAAAAATTAATATATTTCAAATTTTTATATTTTTAATTAAATTTGAAATAATGTATTATTTATATTTGATGATATAGAATTGACAACGTCATCGTGTACACTTTCTATTGATCGATCTGCATCTATTATTGTCCATGATTTGTAATCATCGGATCGTATTTTTTGATAAGCTTTATACACTTTATTTTGAAATTCTTGTTTTTCGTAAATTTCATTTCCATAATCTCCTCTTTTTAAACAGTCTTCAACGTCTATATCAAAATAAATAATGATATGTGGTTCTGGTAAACCTTCATCAGGAATTTTACACCATTCATAATCTAATCCTTTTGCAATTGAATAAGCTATACCTGAATATGTGTATCTATCTAATATTACCGTCACTCCTTTATTTAAATTATCCAATATTTCTTTTGATTTTTCCCATCTATTAGCAGAAAATAATAGATGAATTGTTTGATCATTAATTTCGTTTACATTTTTCAAATATCCATTAATTAACTGTCCTACAGCGGTCGTTCTATCTGGAAATTTTATAATTTTATTTGGAATATATTTAAAATTTAATAATTCAGATAGCAACGCTATTTGAGTCGTTTTACCACATCTATCGATACCTTCAAATGCTATTAATAATCCTTTTTGACTATTCATTTAATTTTAATAAGAAATTTGTGTGAACTTTAATTAAAAAGCTTTTTATTTTTTCATTTTTTAAAAATTTTAATTTTTATTTTTTTAATTTTATTTTTACCATGATTTTGGTATATAAAAAAAATCCAAATCTGCACCAGTATGATGTTGAATTCCACTTAATTCTAACGGATATTCAACTGTGGCTACTGTATCATCTAAAGCATTTCCATATTTTGCTCCCAGATATATAGGTGTAAAAATATCAGAAATAGTACCCATAAAAATATCTGTAACTGGAAAATTAATTACAAAATCATCTAATATTCCGTCTCTATCTTTAATTTTTACACCTAAATGTATTCCATTTTGCCATTGTCCAAAATATAAAACAGATTTTCCAGACGGAATTTTCATATAATATTCAGTACCCGTCGATAAAAATAAAGTTCTCGGAGTTGTATTTACAATTCTTACCCTAGGTATTGCCGACCCTAACCCAGATTTTGTTATATCTCCAGATATAGAAATGTCATTTTGTGATTTATTCATACCGACATATAATCCTCTTATCGTTTTATCTAAAGGAATATCTAACATCGCTTCCCCAATGAGTTCATTTTTATAATATATTTTAATTTTTGAACCAGATCTAATATATTTAATCACTAAATCATAGGGAATTTTTCCACGAGTTTTTGGTAAAATATTTTTCGCAAGAAAATCACTAGTTTTACCCATGGAATTGGTAACTATAACGTCGATAGGAACTTTAAAATAATTGTAGACAAAAAATTCCATTTTTAAAATACAATATCCAAAATATTTATTGAAAGAAAAATAAATATTCATAAAAATATTTTTGGTAATTTATTTTTCATATTTTATTTATTAAAATTATATTTATTTTTCTCACATTTAAATGTGAGAAAAATATTTTTATGCGAAAAATAAAATATTTTTTTGTTAGTTCAATAAATTCCAACATAAACGATCGTAATTTGTTTCGATAATGGGTGGATAAAATATTTTTTTCATTTCATTTTCAAATTTTTTTATTTCGCTTTTGAAATCATTTCCTGATTTTACTGCTGCTTCGTCCATAATTTGCGCTACAATTTTTTTATTAGAAAAAAGTACGTTTTCTGATTTAAAAGAATATTTATCAAGTTTTGCGCGCAATAATCGTCCGTCAATTCTTATAAAAACTGATCCTGGATTTTCTACTTTGGAACCGATTTTAAATTTTCCAATATGTTGGTTAAATAAATCTATATAATAAAAAATTACATAATTCCTATTTTTAAATTTTTCAAGAGCCATAAATTCAATCTCTGTCATTATTTTTCTTTTAATTTCTGCATCTTTTCAAAGGCCAAAATGAATTTTGAAATGTTATCCGAATCCATAATAAAAACATAATTATTTTTTAGGAAAAATAATATTTTTTTTCATTTTTAAAAAAAATGAAAAAATAAAAATATAAAAAATAATAATTCTAAAAGAGTGGGATTTATGTCTAAAAAGGTAAAAAAACATATAGTAATTTCCACTAAAGTGAAATCGAATTTATCTCGGGTAAGTTATGAATTTGATGCAGACGTTATTTTTGAAATTTTTAAGTATTTAAAGCAGAGAGAAAAATTATCTATATCGTTAGTGTCTAAATCATGTAATAAAATATATAAATATATGGTCAGTGGAGTTAGTAAATTTCAAACAATTATTTTAAGATATAATCAGTATTTAGCTGTGTGTGCTATTGTACAATTATTAAAAACATCAAATAGATGTGTTTTTAACGCTCTTCCAGGCTATGGAAAAACTATAACGGCCATATTTCTTGCTTATAAAGTAATGCCTGATGAAAATTGTGGTATACCAGTTCCGAGTCACACTTTAAAAGTATGGATAGATGAATTTACTAGATTAAAATTATATGATGCAAATCCCGCAAAATCACAAGTATTAGTTCTTCATGGTAGTAGACCCGCTCATTATAAAAACTACAAAGGAGCGAAGAATTTCGATGAAATTTTTAAAGATCATCGAGTTTTTATAACTACTCCCGAAATTCTACGTAAATATGGAGGAACTGTTCCATTATTAATTGTTGATGAATCTCAGAGAATAGAAAAATTTACTGTGCACTGCGCCAGACAAAAAACTATTTTATTAACGGGTTCTTGTCCTAATTCTTTAGATGTTCAATTAGGAAATGTCGTTTATTCTGGATATATTAACAAAGAAATTCTACCTATTGTAAAATATAAATATAGAGTTATCGATGTTGATAGAACTTCAAAGGGAAATAGACGCGATCAAATTGAAGATATTAAATCAAACACAGAACAATATAAAAAATTTATTGTTCGCTCGATTAAAAACAATACTAAACCATGTATTATGGTTGATGGAGGGATAATTGGAAGAGAGATTACTACAATCATTAAAGATAATTTTCCAGATTATAAAATATTTGAATTAAAAGGTAGTTCAAGAGTCGTAGATCAGCATCAAAAATATGAAAAGAATTCTGTTTTAATTATTTCTATAACTAATTGCGAAGGATTAAATATATTTTTCAATAATTTAATTATATTAAAATCCGATACTATTTGTTCTACTAGATTAAACCAAGCGATTGCAAGATGTGTAAGACCTCCAAATCCTAATAAAAAAATAACGGTAACATTTATTACAAGTGGTAGATTGGGATTTTTAAAAACTCTCTATACCGTTTGTAATAGAGAGGCAGGATGGCCTTTTAAAATAGAAGAGAGTCCAGGCGTAGAATCATTATTTAAAAGCGACACTATAGCTAAATTAATAGGACATGAATTAGATTTTGATGATTTAATTAATTATGTTGATTTATGCATTATTTTTGATAATATAAAGGGTGAAAAAAGATATAAAGAAGTAATTGATTGGTGGAAAAATAATAGAACACCAGACACTAAATTATCAAAGACCATAATTAAAAAAATGTATTTATAATTATATTAAAAATTTTAAATATTTTTACACTAAATAAATAGTGTAAAAATGAAAAATAAATATTTTTTAAAGTTAAAAAAATAAGTTAGGTAAATGTATTCTATTATCGCAAAAAATAGAGAAAAAATGATAAATTTTTTGTTATTTAACCGTGTTACAACATGGCTAGTATATAGTAATACACGCAAAGCAAATTGTGATGTGTGCGGTAATAACGAAAACAGTGGAAAATCATTTTATATTGATTATGATATGAATAAAATACAAATACCTCATTATACTTATGATATTTGCGATGTTTGTGGTGATACGATTAATTTTATAAAAGAAAAATATCGCCAAGAATGTATCAAAAAATTTTTTCTTATAAAAGAGATTGTAAAATATCATATTAATTTAGATTCAAATACTTTATTTGGTTTATATATTGACATTTATAAACAGGCATTAATCGACTCAGTTGAACCTAATTTTATAAAATTATAAAAAATAACAAATTCAAATTTTAATTATTTTTTTAAAATATTAAACATTAGTCCAACAAAATTCAAACTAAAAGCCTGAATTTTGTTGAACTAAGGCAATTTCGTCGTATTTTTTATTTTCTACAATTTAAAAAATTAATAAACACTTTTAAGTGCCCAAAATGGATATTATCGACATGGATCAATTTTTTGCGTCAAACGACAACAATATAATTCCATTTACCCAAACGTGGGATAATAACATGCAATCTTTATCAAATATTAATCCGACAAAGAAAAGGGATAGGTCCTCTTTAAGATTAAAACAAAAAGAATCCAAAAAAATTAAAACTCAAGAAATTTCGCATGTCGAATACTTGCAAAATACGATTAGTTATCAACAATGCGTAATTAATGACTTATATAAACATAAAGAAGAGAATAATAATCTTCGTGAATTATTGAAAATTTCTCAAAATAATGAATTAATATTACAATCAAAATCTGATGAGATAACTATGAAATATATCGAAGAAAATAATAAGATTTATGAATCGTTAAAAATATCGCAATCAGAGACTATGAAATATATCGAAGAAAATAATAAACTTAACGAATTATTAAAAATTTCTCAAAATAATGAATTTGTTGTACAGTCAAAATTAAGTGAGATTACTGAAGAGAATAATAAAGTTCATGAATTATTAAAAACATCACAGTTAAAATTAAACGAAATAATTGAGGAAAATAATAAACTTAATGAATTACTAAAAAATTCTCAAAATAACGAGAATAAAATCGTTATATCCAAGAAATATGAATGTGAATTGGATATAATATATACATGGAATATATTAAAAGAACAATCATCTAAATGCATGGAAATATATGGATTTTCATCTGGTCAAATTTCAACACTTTATGAATATATTATAGCGATAATTAATACTAAAAATATCTGCAAAAAAGGATGCAAACCTAAATATTCTCATGAAACAAAATTTTTGGTAATATTATATTTTTTGGTGCATAATACCACACTTAAACATATAGCTAATAAATTTCAAATAGGCTCAACCACAATACAAGAAATTATAACGACAACAATTCACCAGTGTTCATCTGAATTATTCAACAAATCAAATGAAAACGACAATAAATGTAATCTCATTTATCAAAGTTATATTATTCCTGTTAATAATTTTTCTGATAATGATGTAATATCTAAGTGCGTTATTAATGGAGAAAAAACTTATGGTATCTATATTCACTGTATTCATAATTCTAAGAGCGGAAAAATTATTTATTTTGACATAAATAATAAAAAAGATGTTGATACAAAATGGTTAAAAAAATATAAAGTACAATCTAACTCACGTACTACAAAATTTATTACGACATTCGAAACGAGAATGAAAAATAAATTTTCCATAATGTCATCAAAATATCGCGGTGATTTATCAGAATTGCACGGTATTATTCAATTTGTTATTGCGTTAACAAATATGGATTTGGAATTTAATAATGAAATTTGAAAAATGTTAAATTTTATTATTTGCACTTTTCTTTTAAAAATATATTTCTGAAAAGAAAATAAAATTTATAAAGAAAATGAATTTCACAAATAAAGTATTAATAATTACAACAAATTCCCCTAGAATATACAGTACAACAGGTCATAAACGAATAATTTTATATTGCGAAAAATGTGACAAATGTAAAATGATGTTTGAATCAGATGCAAAAACTGTAAATGATATTTTATGTAAAATTCATAATAATAAAATGATTGAATTTGTTGAAAAATAAAATAAATTTAAATCTTTTTAATTTAGTAGTTATTTTTTCTGATTAAAAATCAGAAAAAATATTATTTTACAAAAATTTATTTTTTAATATATTCTGTTTTGTGATTTATTATAATCTAATTTTGCAGATAAACTCCCTACTGGGTGAGGACCTGCCCATTGATGTTCCAAAACATAAGAATCTAAAGGATAGACTCCGCTTGGATTAATGCATCCTTGTTGTCTTTGTGACCAATCGCCATGTAATCCTGGTCTTTTTCCTGGATAAATAGAATGTTCATCTCTAAATGGGTAATAGCCATTTAATCCTAAATTATGGTATCTAGATTGGTATGGTAAAAGATATGGGTAAGGAAATTCACCAAACATCGGTTCATAAGGATTGTGATAGATTTTTGGTGGTAAATAATATTCTTCTTCCATAAGTTCAAACTTTTACTTTTATATTATCTTTTTAAAATAAAAAGTTTTAACTTTTGTTTGATTTTTTTGGTTACAAAAAAATTTAAAAACCTAAAAAAGGATCGATTGTATCTTGTCCTTTTTTTCCTCTTTTTCTTTTTTGTGGTTGCGAATAAAAATCATCATTATTTTCTTCATTTCCTGTATTTTTTTGTAGTTTTTCAAATTCGTTATAAAAATTTATCGGATCTGGAATTCCCACTTCGCGAAATAGATTTATCGCTAATTTTTTACGTTCAGATTTTGGTTTGGCTTTTGCTCTTTGAGTATTTTTTGGAGCGCATTTTTCTATAGTAATATTTCCTACTTTTTGTATATTATGAGATTTCATATACTGATATAGACCATTCATCGCTTTTACTTTTTGCGTTCTCAAACTTTTTGTATGTATATTTATACGTTTAAGTTCGGCATCTATACTATTTATTTCATCTAAATAAGAACGTTCGTTCATGTTTTATTATCTTTTCTCAAAAAAGGGAAATAAAATGTATATTTTATTTTTTTATAATTTTATTTAAATTCATTTATTTTTGAGATTTTTATTCTAAAAAATATTTTTATTAAATTACATTTTTTTTTCAAACTTTTAGTTTGAAAAAATTATTTTTTGTAATTTTATTTTATTGAAAAATAAAAAACCTCAAAATAAATGTAATTTAATAAAAGTGAAAAAATAAATTAAAATATTTATTAAAATAGTTGGCATTCAAAAAGATTTTTTATCTTTTATTCACACTATTTTAGTATGAGCCAAAAAAAGAAAAAATCGAAGGGATCTGAAAAATCCGTCACAAAAAAACACTTAAAAAAAGAAATAGAACCTGAAAAAGAAATTATTGAAAAGAAACATTTGAAAATTTCTGCTAAAGAACCTGAAAAAGAAATTATCAAAATACCTGAAAAAAGATTTGAATATAAGGGAAAATACTATAAAGTTGGTAGTATTATTCCCATTAGTTCCGATCTTAAATTTCAAAAAGTTAGAACAGGCCCCTCACGTAAAAGAAACGCATTGTTATACAAAATTCCTGGCGCTATAGATATAGAGGCAGAAGAAAAATATGAAAAAGAAGAGGAAATTGCTGAAGAATATGTTGAAGAAGAATCAGGGGAAGAAGAGATTAAAGAAAAATCTCAAAAAAAGAAGAAAAAGTCAAAAAAAGATGACGAAGAATCAGGCGAAGAGAGAGAAATTGCAAGCGAAGAATCCGAAATTGAAAGCGAAGAAGAGAGCATAGATGAACCTGAAAATATAGGAAAAGGAGAGGATATTGTGGATTTTGAGGAAGTATCGGTCCCTCTTTTTACTGGAAGATTAGCAAAGAGTATGGGGTTTGAAGATAAAAAAATAATTCTTAAACCCAAAACTACCCCAAATCCTCAAATAAATAGAGTTTTAAAATACGAAGATTATGATCTATATATAGTTATTGAAGATAAAGATGGAAATTTGAAGTTAAGACCCTATGTTTCAACGGATATTAAAAAAGTAAGGATATTGGATGGTGATTTTTTACCACCCCAATTTTCTCAAGATTATACACCAAGTAAATCGACGTTTACGAGAGAACCTGGACGAAAATATGTTCAAATAAAATTTGACGAAAATGCAGAACATTATTTAGATTTACCAGTTAAAGAATCGACAAGAGATGATATTGCAAAAATGTTATTTCATAAATTAGCGGATATTATTCCCAATATTTATGATGTAGAAGACGAAACTATTGATCGCCTTTCGGAACTTAACAAAAAAGTTAATTGGAATATACTTAAATATTCTATTAAAAAATGGAAAGATGATGATGCTTGGAAAAAAGAGAAAGATTTATTCTTTGAACGAGAATTTGAAAAATGGTTCCAAGAAAAAAAATATAAAGAATATTCTGCAGAATCTCCTTATTTCAGTGATAAAAAATTAAAGGCTAAATGGATTGAAAAAAAATTAGAAAATATAAAATCTACAGAAAAAGATTACAAAGAATTCGAAAAAGAAAATGACATTTCAAAAATAGAAAAAGATTTTATTACTTTTAGATATAAATGGACAGAAGCGCGTAAAAATGCTGACTTATATGAAAAAGAAAGAGATTCATTAAATATACTTAAATATTCAATTAAAAAGTGGGAAAAAGATAGTACTTGGAAAAAAGAGAGGGATTTATTCTTTAAAAAAGAATTCGAAAAATGGTTTCAACAAAAAAATTACGCAAAGTATCTTGCAAAAGCTCCTGATTTTAGTGAAAAAGCGGTTATAGAACACGACAAAATGCTTAATTCGAATCTCGTGATTGAAGGATTATTGGAAACATTTGGTGACGATATATTTAACGAAAATGGCAGCTATTTATTACAAAAAATGGAAGATAAAATGAAATCAAAAATATTTATCCCATCTTATATCGATGTTATAATTCAAAAAGAATTATTAAAAATTGGAGACGAGCATCTTTCTAAATTTTCTGGAACATCTCTAGCAATGGAGGTTGCAAATATTATTTCAAACTTTTTCAAATATTATAAACAGCCATCTATTCAACAAATTAGTGATAGATTAAAAAGTGAATGGATCGATAAAAAATTAAAAAAAATAGAATCTACAGAAAAAGATCACAAAAGATTCGAAAAAGAAAATGGTTCAAGAATAGAAAAAGATTTTATTGATTTTAAAAATAAATGGATTACAGCGCGCAAAAATGCAGATTTATACAAAAAAGAAAGAGATTTATTAAGTGAGGCACGACATAAAAGAGGAATTGAGCAGAGTAAAATAACAATAAAAACTGAAAATGGAAAACATTTGACTGATAGGGGTATTCGTTTAGCTAACGAAGTTATTGAATTAGAATTAAAAATATATGTTGAGCACGGACAGACGGAAAATAGTGGAACAAATATGACCTATTTACAAAATATACTTAATATTTTAATGTTTTTGGATAAAGAGGACGGTGTTGGAAAATATGCGAATTACTTTAGAGCAAAGATTGCAAATAATTTTTATAAAGTTAGCGAACTTAATAGCTTAACTTACCTTCAAATGTTTCCAGAATTTTTTGTAAATAGTAAACTCACAAAAGAAGAGTATAATGCAGGATTAAAAAGATTAGAAAAAGAGATTTTAGATAGAATTATTGCCTATATCAATTTATGGATGTTAAATAAAGTTGAAAAGAAAGAGATTGTTTTATTTACAAAAGAAAAATTTCAATGGGAAAATTATATTACAAAAATAAGTCAATCATGTGGAGGATTTAGAATAAAAGGAGGAAAAAATACCTTGTATAAAGGGGTTGAAACTTCGGAAAATTATGATTGTAATTTGATTGATGAAAATAATTTTGTTTGTGCCGCTAAAGTAGAAGAGATTCCCGATGATGATTTAATAATTAGCTATGATAAAAGTCAAGATAAATTTATTTGTTTTTCGTTAACAGATGTTTTATATGCGTTAAAAGAACAAGATAAAACTAAAAAAACACCTATAAATTATATAACTATGAAAGAATATGACGAAGATTTTCTTAAAAGAATGAGAGTTAGATATTTGGATCTATTAAGAGAGGATTTTCCAGAGAGAATCATTACCTTTAATTCTACTTTTAATGAGCTATTATTCGGTGAAAAAGATGAAGAGATCGAAATTCCTACAAAAGAAAAGAAAATAAAAAAGAGTAGTAAAAGTATTAAAAAATCAGTTAAGAAAAGCACTAAAAAAACAGCTTTAAGCAAGGCATTAGAATCGGAATGGTACTAAAAAAATTGTAAAATTAATGTGTAATTTTTATTTATTAATAAATAAAAATTTGAATTTATTTTTGAAATACTTATAATTTTCCTAATGTAATAATTTTTTTACTATTTGGTTTTACGCCATAAAATTTAATAATTGGCCCTTTAAGAATATCATAAGCCGATCTTAAATCGCTTAATTTGTTTAAGATAGGAGAATATGGTTCATCTTTTTTAACGTAATTATTAGTAAGAACATCAAAAAAATTTGTTTTATCTTTCCATTTTTTTTCTTGATCGCACATGAACATAATACTATCGCTAATCAACGGACCAAGTTTCTTTTTTGACCATTTTTCATCAATTATATCCATGTATCCCGTAATAAAAAATAAACTATCATACGAAGGATAAAATTTATTAGGTTTTCTGTCGATGTCTTCCGTTTTTTCTAACATATCAAGAAGCCCTTCTTCTCCATCAAATAAATTTAAATCTCCTACTATGGGATCACTAAATTTTATGGCTAAACCAAAATCGCCAATTTTAATAATTAAAGGTATCGCTGGAAAATAAATATCTTTATCATCTATTTTATAATGATAATACTCGGCATTTTCTAAAAATTCTCCGTTAAATTGAGTTTTGGACGAAACAATTTCTGCAAATATATTCTCAATATGGAGATCATTATGAGATATTTGGAGAGTTTTTTGATAACACGCAATGGCAAATAAAACTTGAATAAATATGGCATCAATTATCGTAAAATTTGTTATACATTTTCTATATTTTTTTAAAGTTCCACTAACCCTGTCCATAAAAATATATTGATAAAATTTATTTTCTTCTTCTGATTCATTTGCAGAACAGATAAAAGATGAATATGTATTTAAAAAATTAATACATTTTCCTTCTCTAAATAATTGGCCTATATATGAGCCTATTACAAATTCTGAAAAAGGATCTCTACATAAATAAGATCCTTTTTTAACAACTACCCTTTTTTTAGATTTTGGAATAGATTCAAATTTTTCATCTTCCTTTAATAAACATGGAGATGGTGGAATAACAAATTCAAATTTTTCGTCTATATTATTTTCATAAGCTTTAATAGCTTTTTCCGTTTGAAATGGCTTTAATTCTTCCCAAGAAAATTCATAATTAGCGTATAATTCTGCTCTATCTAAAAGATCTGATGGTTTAGTGTTATATATTTTTAAATTTAGTTCTCCTTTTTTTACAACATAATCTCTTTCTGAATGTCCAGGAATAGTTATAGAAAAAACTGTCCCATATTCGCCTTTTCCTAAAACATCTCCTAATTTAATTTTCGATCCTATTAAAGGGCATTTTTCACTTGGATATCCTAAATATTTAATAATAGGTTCATGATTTTTAATAACTTTTAAAATTTCTTTATGACCTTCAAATATTATGTTGACATTTTCGGCCATTTAAAAAATATTTTTATTATATTATCTGCAAAAATAAAAATTACAAAAAAAATGAATTAACATTTTTTTATTCTTATTTTTTTTAAGTAAATATGCAATCTGATAAATTAATTCCTTGCAAATATGCTGAAAATGAGAGGCGTGAAATAGCAAATAAAGAACAATTTGTGAAAGAAAAATGTCCCAGATCAAATGCCTATCATAGATTTAATGGATATATGAATCATCATACTAATATAAATGGGCCTGCAATGGTAACATGCAATCGATGTAAAATCGAAAAAGAATTTGATTTGCAAAATATTGTAATAACTATTAGAAAAGTAACAAATAAAGTAAAAAATATAGTAATTTCTTTCGAACCTAATTCGCGTTTTTACGTAGATAATTATTTTTGTATAACCATTAAACCGAGTAATTTTTTATTTATAACTAGAACAGATGATAATTATTTAAGCAATGTTAGAGATGAAATTCTCACAAAATATATAAGAGAACGCGTTATTAAAAAAATAAAAAACAAAGAATATACATTAAAATATAACATCGCATTTATTGAAATTTGGCAAATTTTGCATAAAAAATGGAATCTTTTACCAGAGATTATTATCTTAATTTATAAATTTTTATTTTGTTAAATTTTATCTAAAAAAATGAGATTATTTTTTGAAATAAATAAAATTATATCCGATTAACATGGAAAATCTACCAGAATATCAAGATCCCGCTGCACCTGTTTCACCGTGTCCTCATTGTCAAGAGTCAAAAGTTTTTTGTTATGTCTGGCCATCACATTCAATTGACGAATCTATCCGCATTTTATATCTATGCGGTACTTGCGGAATTATGAGAATTTTTTAGCTTTATAAAAAATTTTAAATTACATTTATTTTTACTCTTTTTGAAGAGAGTAAAAATATTATTTTTTAACAAAAATTATTGCGAAGACGGAAACTTTTGTTCTTTAGAATTTTCATATTTTTTTGCCAAATAATTTGTTCCTATTTTTTTATTTTTTATATCATGTTCTACCCCTAAAATTTCTATAGTTGCTCCTTTATCCAGATACCATTTTTCACATTCTATATAATGATTTTCAAATGTTTTATAATTGTCTACTAAATGATATATAATATTATCTGTGGTACGAATTCTACCCTCGTATTGTCTAACATCCTGTGTATCTGACGCTATAATAGCCATTGTTAAATTTGGGTCATTAAGTCCTGCGCCTCCCTTTTTAAATCCTGCAACTATTACTCTTATATTTTCTTCCTCTTTGGGTTTTGTTTTATTTTGTATTAATAGCGCTGCTTTTTCTCCTCTTTCTATTAATAAATTGTATATTCCTATTGATAAACAATTTCTATTGCATAAAATTATTATTTTTTCATTAGGGTGTTTAGCAACAATATTAGCAATTAATTCCCATCTTTCAGCATTTTCTTCAATACTTTTAATTACTGAATTCCAGTTTACTGTAACTCTGCCTCTAACCGTTGTATATTCAATGTCTGGTTTAAATTTTGTTTGATATTTATATACGGTAAAATTTTTAATCTCTTTACGGATAATAAAATCAGAGGGCGAACCAAAATATAATTTAAAAATTGAATGTAATCCATCTGATCTATCGGGAGTTGCGCTTAAACCTATGAGATATTTTGGTTGAAATTTAAATAAAGATTTTGTAAAAGCTGTAATAGTGGCTATATGCGCCTCATCTATTATAACTGTTCCTATATTTTCAAAATCCTCTTTATCCATTTTTGACGCTTTATTTATACCTACAATATACACATCTGCGGTTGGATTTAATTTAGCATTTTTACCTTTTAAATATTGAATTTTAACAGTATTATCGGTAAATGAAATATATTCTTCTCCCCATTGTTCTCTAACGATTTTTAAATGAGACATTATTAGTGTTTTTAATCCTAAAACTAAACTAAAATATATTCCCATTCCCATTTTACCATAACCTGTAAAACACGCTATAAAAACTGTATTATTAATTTTTAATCTTTCTAAAGCTAATTTTGCAACCACATCTTGATCTCTTTTTCTTTTCTTAGGATCTGTGTCGATAGTGAATAGCTCTTTTACAAATTTTGCTCCCTCATTCATTTTTGGATATTTTTTTTCTGTAAAATTATTTATTTTTAATTTTTCTATATATTTTTTCCTCATTCCCAAAGGGAGATATAATTTATTTTCTTCGCTATCAGCCAAAAAACAATCATAACGAGGAGGATTAGGTTCATATTGCGTCTTTGACCCTTTTATAGTAAAAGTTTTTAATACATCCGTTCTCTCTTCTTTAGAGAGAGAACTAAGCTCTAATTCGAATGACATTTATAATAATTTTGTTTTTGTATAAATAATTTTTATTTGTTAAAAAATTTATTCATTTTTTGTTTCATAGAAAAAATATTTTATATTAAATTACATTTATTTTTCGGATTTTTAAATCCGAAAAATATTTTATTAATATTTTTATTTTCAAAAAATGAAAAATAATTTTTTAAAGAATGAATTTATTCTTTAAAAAATGGGAATAACAGAATCTATTCCAATAAATAATTCAACATGGAAATGTCCCGAATGTTTTAACGATAATAATATAGATAAAAGTAAATGTTTCAAGTGTAATTGTTTTAGATCAAAAAGTAAATCTCTGAATCTTTTAAAGGGAGACTGGCAATGTAAATGCGGAGAAATAAATTTTAGAGAAAGAGAGATATGTAGAAAATGTAACGAAAATAAAAGAATATTATCTGAATTATGGTGTTATGAAACGGTAAATATTAACGCAAAAACTATAACTTTATTTTACGAAGATTATAATTGTAATGCAGATTATCTTAAAAGAATAATAGGAAATAAAACTGTTGAAGAATGTGTAGAATATATTTTTAATAAAATGTCGCCTGAATATACAGAATATACTTTAATATTTGACGGGTTTAAGCTAGATGATGATATAGATTCAAAAGACCATAAATTGGTAAGCTTATTAATTAATAAATTTCATGAAAAAATAGAATTTAAAAATTGTTATAATAAAAGTTCGTTGATTAATAAAGTTTAAATTTTAAATTTTTTGCTAAAGCAAAAAATCAAAACTAAAAAGTTTAAATATTATTTTTCATACAATTTAATGCATTTTTAACAGATTCTCTAATAGGCAAAACATCTGGAAATAATCCTTCTAATTTTGTAGTTGTTAATAAATTATTCGATCTTCCTCCCAATAAAATTTTTGATTGTTCCTCTTTTGTAAAATTTTTCCAAGTAAAATTCGGATTGACAATCTCTTTATATAATGTTAATATTTCATCGTGGCTAATTAAGCCGGGATTTGTCAAATTTATAGTTCCAACAATTTTATTTCTAGCCATAATTATCATTTTAGGTAATAATTCATCTAAATTAGTCATTGAATTTGGAATTGAGCAGATTTTTTCATATTTTGTAATCTTTGTAATAAAATTTTTTGGATGGACTTTACCTACTATAGGCATTCTTATTCTAACATTTAATGTACAATCATTAAATAAAACGTGCATTAATCTATCTGTAAAACCTTTTGTAGTCGAATAACTCGAGCCAAAAAAATCTGGTTTTGATTCTTCATCGTAACCATCGTACCCGTCAAATATACATCCAGTTCCTAAATATGTAAAATGGATATTATATTTTTTAGCTATTGTAGCTAAAATTATAGCACTAAATAAATTATCTCTAATGTTTTCATTTAATTTTCCAGGTTGTTCTAGATAATCTATCGTATTATAACCGGGACCAGATGTTCTACCTATTAAAGAAATTATTCTATCGGGATTCGTATTTAAAATTTCTTGTTCAACGTCGTTTTCATTATCACATCTCGCTTTTCCATGAATTATTTGTTCATGGCTTAATAATTTGCATACTTGTTGGCCTATCCAACCCTTTGACCCGTAAATTAGCCATTTTAACTTCTCAACTTGATTGATTTGAATCATTTTTATTAACATTTTTCACATTTTTTAATGTGAAAAATGAATTTAATTCAATAAAAAATAATAATTAACAAAAAAATTAAAATTAAAATAGTTTCTAATTTCGGAAATTTTATTAAATTTTTTTTTCTACACTGGCATTAAAATCTAATCCCATTATTTTTCCTTCAACTTTGAAAGTTAGTTTTGCAAAAGATTCAGAAAAAAATTTATCTATGATTTGTTCTTGAATTGAGAGAGCTACTGGAGGTTTTTCATCGTTTTTTATTTCAGAGTTTTCACATTTCATATATTTTTTAATAGTTTCTTTATTTTCTTTTAATTTATCGTCAATTCTATCTAATCTTTCAGCGAATTCTTTAATTGGAGAATTATTTTCTACAATCGGGTCAAATGCTCCCGTTGGGCCTGTAAAGCCTACATTACAACTCTCAATTTTAGTTTCCTGTTTATTTTCTATGATATTTGAAGAAATCGTTCTTACATTTTCTTGTTCAACCACCAGATTCAAAAGATGAATTTCTTTGTTATCAATATGTTTTAAAAATAAATTTGCATGAAAAATTCCGTTAAATACATCGTTGATTGTATAGTTTAATAACGTATTTTCGCGTATACAAAAATTCAAATATATACTAAGAGGTATGAAACATCTCCATTTTTTATCGTTGTTATATTCTACATTAACAGTAACGATATCATTATTAACTTGACAAAAAACGTCATATTTTTTCTCTTTTTTAAAATCAAAAACACAAAATTTATTCATGTTTGTTTCTATAGGAGAGTCACAGATTTCTTGTTTGATGATCGGATTTACAAAATAAATGTGCCCGTTATTAAAATGTTTTAGACACAATTTTCCGTCTCCAAATTCCTCGATAGTATAATTTAATAACGTATTCTCGCAAATACATAAATCAGTAAATTTTCTGAGAGGTAGTACGCACTTCCAT